ACATCATAAGTTAACTTACCAGCTACAATTGTTTTAAGATAAGGTTCTCCTTCTCTATAAACAAGTTGTGTATCATCTGCTGCTGTATGAGATTGCCCATTTGCAATTATATGACCACATATACCTTCTGAGTAATTTATACCACCAGAAGATGCACGTTGACCAAATAACATTGCACGTTCAATATCAACCTTATGTTCTCTTAATTTAAGATTCCATATTCTTTGCCATTCATCAGCATACCCTTTATAAACAGTTGCACGAGCAGTATTGCTCATTTCACAAGCTGTCTTAAAAATTTGGGTATAACCATAATCGTGGTCAAGTTCTTGAGACCATACATCTGGTGAACCAGAACCTTCTTTATATGCTGTTCCAATAACTGTTGCCTTAGCTGAAGCTCCTGGGTCAGCATCTGTACCTGGGTTAGTTAACCATTTAATATCAATGGATGTTGATGAATTAACTGCTGTGATTACTGCATTTGCATGATTAATTCCATTATCATCAGTTCCAACTATAGACTCAACAGATATAACCATTCCTTTGATAAGCCAAGATTGAGCTGCTGATAAAGTTGCTGAAACTGTAGCACCTTCACTTACTGCTGCAAGGTTTGTACTAATCACAAAACTTCTGTCAGTATAAGCCATCTTGGTTCGGTCTTCTAGGAATCGAAATTGAGGGTCTGTTGTTGGCACTTTTCCTACTTTTGATAAGTATGTAAAAAATGGGGACTCTTCTGGGGTTAGGTCAGCGATTCTATCGCTAAAATCATATAATCGTCTTGTACCTTGAGATAAGCTTAAAGCTGTTCCCGACCCAGGAGTTGCGACATTTACTACACCACTATTGTAATTTGCCATTACATTTCTCCTTTATTTATTTTAAAACATTTGAACGTCCCCCAGCATTAACAATTGAATCCCACATTGCATCAGCATCAGACTTTGGCATTTGAGGCTTTTCACCTTGCAAAATACCACCGACTTGCTGAGGTTGACTTTGTACATTACGTACTTGGTCAAGTGGACTTCCTTGTTCTTCTCTTGCTGGAGCACCTTGAACAGCTTGCCACATTTTGATTACGTTATCCAATCCATACTCAGATGGGTGTTTGTCTGCAAAATCAAAAAACGATTGAACTTGTTCATCATTCATTCCTTTTGCTTTAAGTTGAGCATTTAAATTAGCTCTTCCACTTTCTTGACGAATACCTTGAGTAGCTTCTTGAACTGCACCATTAACGGTTTGCTGCATTTCTTGCATCCTAAATTTATAAGATGCAGATGTCGGGTCATTATAGGCTTCCCATGGGTCAAACTCATCAGGCTTAAGAGCAACTTGTGGAGTAGCATCTGGTTGACCGTTCACTGCGCCTTTGAGTTGCTCAATGACGTCAGGTCGTGATTCCAAGAATTTGCCAACTTCTTCATATTGCTTTAGTGTCTGATTTTCACTATAGAGCTTATCCTTCTCAGATTGAAAAAACTTTGCTTGTTGTTCCCAATCGACAGGAGTCTCCTCGTGTGCTTGTCCTTCATCTTGCCCTACAAATTCTTCGGCTTGACCAAGTTCATCTTGTACCTGATTTCCTAATTCATTTGCGTCCATTTTACTTATCTCCTTATTTACTATCTCTCTTACCCTTTTGAGTCTGACTACGTTTCTCTGCCTCTGTGGCTAAACGTAATTTCTCGGATTCGAGTTTAACAGCGTTTGAAAGTCTTCCGACTTGTAATTTTTGGTCTGCTTTGCTTGATGACTCTGTTTCTTTAAGTCGTCCCTTAAACTTCTCGACCTCAGCAGCTTTACGGAGATGTACTGCTTCTCGGTCTCTAGTTTGTAAGTCACCAGATAATTTTTTAATTTGCTTTTGAGCACCTTCTAATTGTTGTTGTAATTGTGCAATCATATCAGTTCTTTGTAATACACCTGCTTTATCAAAGATATCGGTCTTCTTGAGTGCTTCAACTTTATCAATCAACCCTGCTTGATATGCTTCCATATAAATATTCCATTCACCCCATTTATTTGATGGCATAGTAGAATTACCAATAACACGAATATCAAATTGACCAACGGATACATCATTTTCAATTGATTGAAGTTCCATAGTCTTATCATCATATAATCGTTTATTGATTGTATATTCGTTCAAATCATTATTGGGTTGTACAATTCTAAATGTTTTCTTGAAATTATAATGCGATTTGGCAAGATTGTATATAACTCGTCCAAGTCTTTTCAATGAACCCTCAATATCACGTAATTTAGATTTTGAACGCCTTTGTCCGAAATCTTCAAGCATCATTGTTGCTGATGATGTTTTTGGAGCTACTTCACTATTTCCTTGCATCATCTCAAATATACCCATATTCAAGTCAATATATTTCTCAATCATTGCAGGTAATTGAAGAATTGAACTTGCAAGTGGTTGAGGGGCAGGGAAATGAGGTTCACCTAAAGATGGGTCATATTCAATCGTTGCATTAGGATTTGCCCAATCTTTTTCTAATTGTTCTATATTATCAACCGAACCTTCGGGAACAAGTAATTTTAGTCCTGCCGATGCTTGTGCATGAGATGTAATCAAAGATAATACCTTATTCAAGTATATTTGAGAATCCTTGTTCTTACGAACATCACTCATTGGATAAGGAGTATTAGTCCATATATTTGGTACTGGCACGATAGGGTAAACATCAGTATCCAGTACTCTTTCGTATAAAACAATTTGCCCAATAATACAAGTTAGTTTAATTCTAGTTTGTAATACTTGAGCAATGTCAATCATACCCTTCTCAACTGCTAATTGCATACGTTCATCTTGAAGTAATGCTTGCAGTTTTTCGTCATCAAGAATTTGTTCATCTCCAGATTGCATATCAATAACACGATAATAAGGAACTTTAATCTTTGAGAATGACTCAATTAATCTATACTTCTCTGAACCTTCCCCTAAATCTTTGTCTTTAACAATATCGGGAGTAAATCTTGTTTTTTCTTGAGGTTGAGTTGAACTTGGATAATCATCATCAAGATAAGAATTTGATTCAAGCTCATCAATTAAGGACTTACCTTCTTCATCTTCTTCAGATAATTGTGGGTATAAGTCTTTCAATTGCATCTTTGTCATGATTGTAGATAACATCATTCCAGAAGAGTCATCAAACCAACGACTTCGAGAATTAGGGTCAACTACAACACGGAATGGGTCAACATAGGTAAATTTAACTTCACCTCGACCATAATCAGCCTCAGAGTCTATATAGCTATAAAAATAACCAAGTCCTGTAACGGCATAATCATGAATAGTTTGCTTGAAAGTTTCATCTCCATCTGAGATATCCCAAACATATTCTAAGATTCCCTTCCATACATTAGCCATCCTTGCATCAGAATCTTCTCTACCTGCAGCAGAGAATTTTGGTGGCTTAGAAGTAATAATAGCTTTAAACTGCTCAACAGCAGAATAGAGTCTGTCTAATGCTAGAGAGGATTGATTTCGTTCATCAAGTTCATTTACTTGAGCCTCAGACCAGTGATTCCCTAAATAGAAATCTATGTCTTCACGGGCTTGAACATCCCAATCTTTTCTTGCATCAGACCAACGTCTCCAAAGCTCTTTTATTTCTGTTACTCGAATATCTTCTTGAATCATAGGGGTAAATATACTATAGCTTAGTTGTACAATGCAAATTTATCGTCTTGCACCTGTAAGCCAATCGTATGCCTTTTTAGTTGGGTTTCTGTAATCATTTCCTTTTTTGCCTTTAATATTAGCTTTGCCAGCCGATTTATTGCCTTTAGCGAACTGAGTCGACAGCCAAAATGCATCAATACAATCATCATGAGAACCCTTCGGAAAGTCTAAAAGTTCCCCCATAAATTCATGCATATCTTTTCTCAAATGTACAGCCCCCTGTCTAAACTTGGGTTGAAGCCCTTCAAAGAGTCTATCCTTCTTCTTTTGGTTGCCGTACCCTTTAATTCCTTTATTTATACCAGGAATGAACATTCCTCGTATTTTACTTTGTTTTTGTACATAATCTCTAAGCATTTCCTGATATGCAATTGTTTCAATATTTACTCTTTTGACTGGCGAGTATCGTTTAACGATTTTAAATATCTCATCTGCACAGTCCATTGGCAAGACTCTTTTACGCCAATATTCAATAACATAGTAATCAAAGTCTTTAGTAACGCCAATA